AAGCCGAGGCAATACAATTGGCGGAGATTCTGAAAAAGGTTTCCGGCGCAACGGAGGACGGGCGAAAGACAACCAAAAAAGCCGCAGACGATGCGGAACGTTTGGCACGTGCGCAACGTGATTTGGCGTTTGCAGAAAGCGAGAACGCCAAAAAGTTAGCCGAGTTAAAATTGGCACAGCAGGAAGCGAACCAAATTAATAAACTGATTGTGAAAATAAATCAATCCGCCGAGGGTAGTTATAACCGTTTATCGGCGCAATATTCATTGAATAAGATTTATTTAAACAACATGACTAAAGCCGAACGGGAAAACACCGAGGAGGGGCGAAAATTGGTTGCACAAACCAAAGAAATATACGAAGAAATGAAACGTTTGCAGGAAGCAACCGGGAAATTTCAATTGAACGTCGGAAATTATACGGAGGCGTCCGACGCAATTATTGCGTATGGCGACAAATTAAAAGAAACGTTAGGTTTAAATAGCGCATTTGGCGAAAGTCTTTTGGCGTTAGGACGTGGCGGGGCTGAAAGTAAAGCCGTTTTTACAGCTATTGGCGACGGGGCAAAAGCATTGGGAAAAACTTTGTTGGGATTACTTTCAAACCCGGTTTTTTTGGCGATTGCCGGAATTGCGGCGGCGGGTGCGGCGTTTAAATGGTGGTACGATTATAACGCCGGGTTAGTTGAGGCAACGAGATTGACGCAACAATTTACCGGGAAAAGTGGCGATGATTTGAAAGCGTTTAGAAATGAGGTGCAAGCCGTCGCAGATTCGTTCGGCGCAGATTTCCGGGAAACATTGATTGCAACAAACGCATTATCAAAACAATTTGGTATTTCTGCAAATGAGGCATTGCAGTTGGTTAAGGATGGTTTTTTGTCCGGAGCCGATGCGAACGGGGAATTTTTAGACACGTTGAAAGAATACCCGGCATATTTCAAAGAGGCGGGAATATCAGCAGACCAATTTGTTGCGATTGTAGCCCAAACAAACAAAATGGGTATCTTTTCGGACAAAGGCGTTGACGCAATTAAGGAGGCAAATTTGCGTTTGCGTGAAATGACGACGGCGACGGCGGCGGCTTTGGACGGTATCGGTATTTCGTCGGAACAAGTTCAAAAAGATTTGCAGACCGGAACCAAAACAACGTTCGATGTTATACAAGACGTTTCCGCAAAATTGGCAGAATTGCCGGATAATGCGGCAACGGTCGGAGCTGCAATTGCAGATATATTCGGGGGGCCCGGAGAGGACGCCGGATTGCAGTATTTGCGCACGTTGAAAGATATTTCAACAAACATGGACGAAGTAAAAGGGAAAGCCGGATTGTTAGGACAATTGCAAGAGGAACAATTGCAAAGCCAAATTGAGTTACAAAACGCATTATCCGGGTTGTTTGATGCAACCGGCGGGAATTTTGAAACGTTGACAACGCATGCAAAAGTTTTCGTAAATCAAGGTTTAACAGCAATAATAAAAGGGGTCATTAATATAATCAATTACTTTATTGAGTTGTACAATGAAAGTGTTTTGATACGTGCCATTTGGAACGGTATAGTTGCCGGATTTAAAACCACATTTGACACGTTGGGAAATTTGTTTGGATTCTTTATTGATATTGTCAAAGCAACCGGAACCGCATTAAAGGGAGCGTTTACGTTGGATTTTGACGACGTTAAAAAAGGGTTGTCAGATTATGCAGCCGCATACGGAAATTTGGTAAAAGCACAAGTAAAGGACATTACCCAAAATTTCAAAGAGGGGTTGGATGATATGCAAAAGAAAATAAAGCCGATAACAATCCCCGTTTCCGTAGGAGATACGCC